GGAATGGCATCAACTTCCCTTTAAGGACCATCCACCCGGCTGTCACACTACTGCCGGAGACAGTGCAGCCTGAAACTATATAGTTGTCGCCACCAAGTGCGCCCAGCTTCTCAAGAGCCTCGTAGGCTGACTGCATAAATGCCAGGGCATCAGTTGTGAGTGCAAAGTCTGTTGCGCCTGATAAAGTAAGTTTATTCATAGTTCTTTTTTTTAAGCTACTAAAATATCATATCGTTTGCCCGCAAGCTTATAATAGTCAATCAAGCTGCGAAGTCTGTAAATTGATGACTGAGGAAAGGTGTAAGGCAATACTACTATAAAATCATAACTTCCTCCTGAATAGCCACTGTCTGGCTGTAAAATCAGTGCATCACCGGACGTATCACTGCATAGCAGAACAGGCTCTTCATCTGTATCCCTGTTAATTGGCTGAATTACATAACCACCAGCATCCGCTATGTATATCCGTCGCAATGATAGGTCGAGTTCATCATTCAAAGCAGCAGAGAGGTAACACACCTGGCTATTGTGATTAAGCTTATAACTTATGTCATCAGAATAATCAATAAAAAGAGCATGAAGCCTCTGTATTGGCTCAACTAGCACACTTAACCATGCCACTATTGTGGATTTGTAAATCCGTGGAGGGCAGGATTGCCTGATTATATTTCCCCAATCTACGTTATACATTTGCTCTGTAGTTTAATGTTAAGTTTTCAGGCGTAATATTGAAATAACCTGCGTGAGGAACAACCTTACCATCAATGTTTACATAGTCGTTAGCAGCATACTTGCCTTCGGCTGATAGAATAATCGGAATGTCAATACCCTCCGCATCCTGCAAGGCATCCACCAATGCGGTAACAACAAACTCACCGTTAAAGGGCAGATTTACAATAAAGTTATTTATAGCATCTTCAGCAGGTTTCACCGAGCTATCACTTATCAGTGCGCCATTCTCATCTACCACGAGAGGATTATACCAGATATCCATTATAAGTTTAAGGTCATCGCCAACATCAGAGATATAAGTAATGCTTACACCGGCATCTTTTACACGTTCCATGTAGGTTGAGAAACTATTGAGCTCTGAAGCTGACAATGGTGCCAAGGCCTGGCTTTCTAATTTTGCCACCTTTACAAACAATCGTCCGGCGACCTCCTCGGCCGATGCGTGACTGATTATTTGTGCCTCCTCATCCTCTTCCGCATAATAGTCGGCATCCTCTACCAGGGCATCGCCATACTGAAAAGCTTCTGCCTTCTCTACGTACCATTGCAACCTGTGCGGCCGCTGGTTGGCAAGGGCCGTGGTTACATCAGACTTGTGATTGTCAAAAATCTGCTCAAGCACATGAATTGAGAGGGCCACGATGTAAAGAAAAAGGTTCTCTATGCTCACCTTGCTGAATTGCTGGTCGAAAGTCTGCAACGGATCCAGCCCGTACTTTGCCTCAATACTGCTGTTTGCAATGAAATTGCTTTTCAGCTCGTTGTGTATCTGTGTGATTGTCCTTGCCATATTACCTTACAATAAAGTCCTGTTCAATTACCATGTATCCTATTCCACCAAGTGTGGGCTGCACGTCTTTACTCTCAAATTCGTCTATACTAGTTGCCGGCTTTATATTATTTCGGGTTATATACCGATATGCGGCTTTATCGGTTGGTTCGCCGGTAATGGTTATCTCCGTGCCCGGATCAACCACCTGCCCCGGCGTTATACCGTTGTACTGCAATATTTCATTAAGGCCCTGAAGGCTTCCTTTTTCCTGCAATACAATATCAAGTATGTTCTGACCGGGTAATACTTTAACCTTTCTCATGCCTTAATAATTTGCAGATATTGCCAATTGCCCATTATCAAGGGCCACTCTGTCCACTTTAAAGCTGTCGGCCTTTAGCTGTCGTTTTACCTCGCTACGCAGATTGCCGGGGTTATCATCCAGTATCCAGCTTTCTATGCCAACACCAAGCTCGGGGTGTTGCTTCCATTCGCCCGGATTGCTCAATACTATGAGTGCCTGGTTTTGTGCCTCCACATTGCCAATCTGCGTACTGCCATTTGAAACAAGCAAATCGTAATCACTTCCCAGCTGTATGCCTATTCCCTTCATCAGTGCTTTAGTTTTTCGTTTGTAACATCTGCCAGTTCAGTATCCGTCAGTTGCGATCCGTACCACGATGATGCGGCAGTTTTTAATGCTGCCCCACCATCAGAAGGGGACGTAACCCAGCCGGAAAAAACGGTTTTTAAATCGTTCAAGTCCTGTTTAACTGCGTTTAAATCGTCAATTAAAGACTGGCTAACCAGTACCGGGCCATTTTCGGCATCATTAATAACTATCCCGTTTTCGTCAACCTTTATTTTTGTGCCGGCCACATTGGCCAGTATCTTATTTACTTTTGACGGGTGTATGAGATAAAGCGCATTTTCGTTGTTGCCAATAAGACCTACCAGAACACTACTTTCCAATTCGGGCACCATTATCACACGTAATTGTTCCTGATCAACACTTGCTTTAAGCCTGACATTGAAAAATTCACTGCCGTGCATATCTCTTACATCTACGGTGCTTACATTTTCGTTTATCGCAGACACGAATGCAGGAAAAACCTGAACAGGCGCCTGAGCTATCCGGCCCATCTTTTCAATCAACTCTTTTTCTTTCTTTCCGCTCATAGCTTTATGCTTATTTCAATTTCACGCCTTATGCCTCCGGTTCCGGCTGTTACTTTAGTACTCTCAACGTAATAGCTGCCCTCTCGCTCGGGGAATACGGCATCTTTAATATTTACTTTGTATCCGGGATAAATAAACGGAATCAGGAAACATTCCACGCTGCCCTCATAACCGTTAAACTTGTATTTATCTATCTCCTGACGTGCCATGCTTTTAAGCTCGGCCACGCTGTCGATATTGTAAAAATTCAACGTCCGTAATGCGCCGTCCTCATCGCCCAGCTCGGCCTCCAGTTTTGTATTGTCACCTCTGAAACTTATGGCTTTAATTTTTAGTTTCACATCTTCGGCACGGCGAAACTTCAACTCATCAGCATTCACAACGTTTACATCATCGCCGTTTAGTATCAGGGTTTCTTCTCCCACGCTTTGCGTATATGCCAGGCCAACGTAAAGCGAACCATCGTTTTTAAAGTAAATGGTAAGCCCGTATTCATCGGCAAGCTTTTGCAAAGCAAAGGCACCATCAACATCACGGAGGTAAAAAGGCGATAGTGTCATTTTCGGAAGATTGCCGGTAATGGTTATGCCAGTACCACTTACAATCACTTCCAAAACCTCCTGCAGTGTCGTGCTTTTCCAACTTTTGTTAATGTTCTTTTTGCGCAGCAGAAAGTTATTGTCTTCGCATTCCACTTCAAGGGGTATGGTTGGGTTTATTGTTCGTACATAGCCGGTAAACTCCTCCGCCTCGTAATCCCTGTTTTTGGTGTGGTAACCAAGAGTAATGCTTACCGGATCCCCCACCTTTATGGCATGCTGAACCTCGACCAGTCCCGTGCGGTCTCCCTTGTTTTCGATAACAGCAGAAACCGGCACAACAATTTTAGCCGTTGCGCCAATGGTAGAGGTACTCTTACGTACCTCTATACCACCGGCGCGGCTAAAACGGAAACCTCCAATCCGTATGTTCATATACACTGCGTATGCCATTACTCCTGTATTAGTACAAAGTCCTCATCACTTATCATATTTATCTCGTACGCCTGGGCGTTGGGTGTTCCAATCATTTCGGGCAGTTTCCAACCAGTAATTACCACGTTCTCTATTGCCAGCGTTTTGGTAAGAGCGTTAATAATCTGAACGGCTTCATTTATCTCAAACAAATCCTTTAACCGCTCCACATCGCCAAAAGGGTAATCGTTGCTTACCTCGTTTAGCAATACGCCGCGCAATGTTATCTGGTAATCGTTTGTATTAATAATTTCCTTCACGGTTCCGCGCCTGGTGTTACCGGCAAGGCTGGTTTTTACAATCTTCTTGCCTGCACTTATCGACATGTAAGGCTCCAGCGGCAACTGCCACCCGTTAATGCTTGTGGGCATCATATAATACACACCATTGGTGCCGTTATGCTCAAGGCCATCGTTAACAGGCTCGGCATCATCGGGCCGCTGTGCTTTATCCTTGTTGGGGAAAGGCCTGCCAATGTAGGAACCTCCCCAAACCTCACTAATAATTTTAGTGATATCGAACCGCAACTCGGGAATCTCTATCATTGCTGCATGCTTAGCTTGTTACTACTATTGAGCACCCTTAAAAGCTGCTCTGTTACTATCTCGCGCATTCGATCAACACCTTCCTCGACGTTTTCGCTGTTGATGTTAAAGGTTTCTATAAGGTTGTTTAGATTGATGCTTACGTTGGTGCTTTTGGATCCGCCCCCGGTTATGCCGGTTATGCCTGATTTGACATTACTATCAGTACCAAGGCCGCCCGCATCTTCGCCACCCTCTGACAGTTCTCCGCCGGCTTTCTGAGATAGCGGTTGAGTAGATCCAGACATTAGGCCAGAGAAAGGCAGCTTTATTTTTTTTGCATCCTTGCCTTTTGCAAAACCTTCCTGATATTTATTGCCTAAGTTTCTTCCAGCCTCAAGAGCGTTGCGACGTGCATCTTTACCACTAAGTTGTGAAACGCCTGTTTTGGCAGATTCCCAAGCTTTACCCAAATCGCCATCAAACAATTGCTTAAAAGCTTTAGCGATTGATCCAACACCAGCTATAAGACCTTTGATGCGGTCAATTATATACTTACCTATCATTTCACCAAAACCTTTCATCGCTTCCCATGTTCCCAGAATAAAACCTCTGAATTTTTCAAATTTATTCCAGGCCCATACAACGGTAGCACCAAGTGCAATAATACCCATTATAATAAAACCTATTGGATTGGCATTCATTGCAATATTAAGTTTTGTTTGCAGGGCTGTCCATCCTTGGGTCAACCCGGATATTGCAATTACGGCAGACCTATATCCTGCCATTATCAACAGTCCGCTTTTCATGCTTAATTGCCATGTCTTATAAATAACTATTGCTGACCCTATCACAATAGATAATGTCTTTAACGCTGAAGCATTCCGCTCTATCCAGTTAACAAAATCCATTAAAAGATTAACTCCAGTTAGTAGTATAGGCCCAAGCTTCTCCATAAAGTCACCCATTCTATTCATGAATTGACGCCACGGGCCTAAACCTGCTTTTGCGGCTGCCTCTGCACTGCCTCCATATTGCTTCTGCAATTCGTTTAAAATAACTCCTTGTGCCTTTGCCTGCTCACCCCCTTTCCACATATCTTTAATCATCTGCGTCTGTTGGTCTGAGAACTGAATACCAGCTCTCGACAAAGCCCCGAGGTTTGCAACAGGATCATTCAAGGCTTTACCAAGCATTATGGAGGTACTTTTCAAGCTTTCTCCACTCGCATCAGCTCCATGAAGGCGAGATGTTACATCAAGAGCCGCTTCCTGCAACTTTAGAAAATTATTCCCTGTAATATTCGTAAAGGTTTGGAATTGGGCAGTAACATTTTTCATAATGCTTTCATCTCCAAAAACAGTGTTTTTTTGCAAGTCTTGAGCTGTTTTTTTAAGCCTTTCAAAACTTAATCCTGCGGCGTTACCAGTTGATTCAATACCTTGCATTACCTGAGCTTCCGCCTGAGCCTGTTCGTCCCATTTCATTAATGAATTTCGGGCTAAAGCAATTCCCCCGGCGATAGTAATAAACCTGGTTGCCATGGTTTTAAAACTACTTTTTAGCCCATCAGCGGTGCGCTTAGACTCCTTCATCTTGTCATTGAGTCGCTGCTGGCCCCTGTTGAGCTTGTTGTAAGCAGTATTACCCGATGCAGCAATTTTCTGCATCGGGTTACTCAGCTTATCTTGTAGCGCAACAGTATATGAATAGGTAGGCATGTTACTGGCTCTCTTTTTTACGAATGATTTTTAACTGGGCAAACTTTTCGGCCCATAATTCATTGGGCAGGCTGCCGGGATCCTGTATCCCTAAATAATATTGTAGCATAGTATCAATAAACCCAATTGGGTTATCCTCATACCTTCCTTTAGCAGCCTCTAAAGCTTTTTTACCTGAACCTCCGCCATTTCAATGATTTCATTGATTTGGGCATTAAGACCATAGAAGTACTTGTCATTGTCCCGCAACTCGCTTGAGCCATCAAGCCAGCAGCTTTGCAAAATAACCTCAGTCATTTTCAGTGGATTTGTGGGGGCATAACTCATTGCCATGCTCACTTCTGCGCGTTTGGGTACACGAATATATCCAACCTTGTTGTCGCCTTGCACCTGAAAAACATCACCATGTTTCTTTTTCCACTCCTGAATTTGTTCTGCGGTTGCTTTACCTTCCATTTTTTCCATTTTAGCCATTGTTTAATTGTTGATTAATCAGTACTTAAAAGAATGGCCGACCGACGTTTCGGCCGGCCATTTTCGAAAAACCTATTTATACAGAAAAACAGTTACACGTTTTCAATTATGTCCAGCGCGAGGAACGGAATAGATATTTCCATAAATGCATCGCCCTGGCTCATACTCTTCTCGTATTCGTTGCACTTCACCGACTTTATGAGGTCGGTTACTACATTGTCGCCATTTTTGTAGGTCACCACAATATCAAATCTGATATTGGTAAGGTTCACTACACCCAGCGCTGAGGTTAATGCCTGCAACTCGCTTTGCAGAAGGGTCATTTCACCCTCGCAGGTTTCGTTTCCACTCTGGATGGCAATCGGCTTACGGCCTCTCCCGTGGAGGTGCTCATTCTCAACACTGCGGGAGTAGGTAATGCCTCTGATGCCTACAAATTCACGTCCCAGGGCTCTTACCCTGATATCGCTCCATTCAAATTGTTTTGTTTCTACCATAGCAATTATCCGTTATTGACCTCCCAGCCAAGTTTCACACTAATCTCTCGCAAATACCCTTTTTTACCGATGCCCAGAACTACTTCCACCTTGTTGGTTGCTACGATGTTCTGCGTATCGGCTACAAAAGCATTTACATAGCTTATCTCACCATTCCCGGTCATAGCGGCATCAATGGCATTCTCAATAAGCCCCTGCAGTTCTTTTGCACCGGTGGTGGTAATGGTACCGTCCTCATCGGTCTCCACATCGTTATTGATCTCCTCAATGTAAGTGGAATAAGCAATCATGGCGGCTTTGTCAATTACCGCACGGTCGGTATCAAAGGCATAATCATCTGCCGCCGATACGGCAAGCGGGTCACCCGTAAAGTAATACCCTGACTTACCCACATAAGTACGCAGAGAAATATACCTCTTGTCGAACACCTCCTCTACCTTGGGCATATCTTCCTCAAGCGCAGTTCCGCCCACCAGCTCGGCATAAGACACCGCCAATGCGCCATCTTTTACACGACCAACATTTCGCTGCACCTGGATCCTAGCACGGCGACCCAAAAACAGACCAACCTCGTCGCCCAGCGGAGAAACAATAAAGCCAACGCCCTGATAAGTGCTTTCGCCCAAATCGGGCAAAGTCTCATCATATACCACAGGCAGGAATACACGCACATAACGGTACTTTGTGATAAAGTATGCGCGCAGTGCAGCGGCATTGACTCCGGCAGTTGCTAAATCCAGAACTGCAAGAGAATCATTAACCACACCTGCAAAGCGAATATCATCACTTGCATCAATCAGCTGGCTCATGTAAGGAGTGGCATGCTGATAGTCCACCACGTCAGTAATGGAAGTAGTATCCACCACCGGCATAATCCAGCAGGTTCGGCCCGGAGCTTCGGTAAAGAAAAGGCGTACCCCTTCTATCGTCTGAAGCTCTTCGGGTAAATCTTCGTACCGGGAATAGGACTTTACGTCCCCAAAGGCATGCCCTGCCGGAGATGATGCCATTAGCACCACCATAGCCGCATCGCCTGCACCCGGATCATCAACACGG